TTCGGAGGCGGCGAGCGGCAGTTGATCGTCTCGACGGGCGGCACGACCGGCGCCGTGAAGAGCGCGCGTCTGACGGTCGTGGTGAATCATTGCGACAGCGGATCGTTCGTGCGCTGGCGCGATGCAACGGGATTGATGCGTTACTTTCTCTGGCATCCGACCGAGCGCGTCGACGACGTATCCGAAGACGAGACCTTCGAAACGCTCTCCGAGAAACTGACACCCGAACGCCACCGCACGATCACGGCGACCACGACCCATACGCTCCATAGCGGGCTGGTCGACCGCGAACTGTTCGACCTGTGCGCATCGATTCTCTCCGGACGGGAGGTGCAGCTGTACGACGCCCGGCGGAAGGTGTGGATCGACGCCTATGTCGAAGACGGCGACATCTCGCGGACGAATGCCTGCATGCAGGACTGCGTGGTAGAACTTTCGATAAAGCACTTGACGCTATGACGAAGGAACTCTACATAAACGGTCAGTTGTGCGATCTGGAAGATACTCCGTCGCTGATCTTCCAGTCGCCGGTCTTCAACGATCTCGACGTGATCCAGAGCAACCGCAGCGCGGAGATCAATCTGCCGCTGACGCCCCGCAACCGCAAGGCCTTCGGTCTGATCGACCGCATCGACATCTTGGACGATTCGGCGGCATACGGGAAGCATTCGGCAGCGTACTACCTCGGCGGCTTTCCGATCTTCACGCGGGGGTATGCGATGGTTACGGACGTAACCGACACGATCAACATCACACTCGTGTGGGGCAACATCGACAACTTCCAGCCGTTGTTCGACGCTTCGCTGCGCGATCTGCGCGAGCAGATCATCGAGGTGGCGAGAGCGGATTATGTCGAGTGGAACGAGAATACAAGCTATTTACTTAGGAATAGCCCGGTTTCTCCGTATACCGGTTTTATCGCAGTTGATTTCGGCGCATCGCTTATCGAATATGCAAAAGACTCTTCCGGTAACTGGTACATACCCGGAGAAAGCCGCCAATACTGGAAATATACGCATCCGTCTATCTACGTGGAAGCCGTATTAAACGCAATAGAACGGTACCACGGAATTATAATAGAAGGCAAAACTGCACTAAGTCGAATAGACGGTCATGATTTGTTAATTCCGCTCGTGTCGAAAAACTCAGGGCCGGATAGCTGGTACTCGGATCGGTTCGAGGCAAGTTCCGCCTATTTTACGAATAGCGATAATGGATATTATCCGCTGTTTTATCAAAAGGGTAATATGGTATGGGATAAGAGAGGGATTGTTGTCGAAGATGTAATAAATAAGGGCTTGCCTTCGGAGGTGAAAGTATATAAAGAGTTCTATATTGCCAATACGAAAGTAGTAGACGTGTCTATACTTAGTTATGACGGGAAGCCTATAATTTTTAACGGACATCGACGGGATGCGACGAAACCTGTCACATTGCGTCTTGCCGGCCGCAAAACAGATGATACAGAACAGGTGTTGCTCGAAGTGTCCGACATTGGGAAATTCGGTGATATTACCCGCTTTTCACTCAGCGACATTTTCGATAAAAAAGAGGTAAACGTCGAGGAATACAATGTGATCTGGTGGAGTTTGGAAAATTTCGTTACGAACGGTGGCGATCAAACTCTCGTTTCGGCCCGGTTCATCATCACGCCCCATTTCGACGATATATCGTTTCCCTCTCCGTTTCCGATTGCCGAGAACCTGCCGGATATGACGCACGCGGAGTTCCTGTCGGCATTGATGACAATGGCCGGACTTTTCGCCTATCCGGACAGTTCGGATAGCAATACGATCCGCATGATGTCGCCCGATCGGTTCTATAATTCGACGGACACGATCGACTACGACTATCGCATCGTCGATTCGGGAGACAACCGGACGCCGAGCACGCAAACCGACAGACGAATCGTCGACAGTCATCTCGACGCAACGATTCAGGATTGGAGCCGCAAAGTGATTCTGAACGATCGGGGCGAAATCTGGCGGCCGGAGGGGACGGAGTTCACGATGGGGGATTATGCCCAGACCAACACGCTCGACTACGACAACGACGAGGACGCCGAGATGTTGAACACGCAGGGCATCATCTCCATCGACAACGAGAACATCGAGCTGGAGAACGAATTGGTATCATTGAATTTCTCGGCTTCGGCCAATCGTTTCATCTACAATACCGACAGCATCCACGACAAGACGACATTTGCCGTAGTTCCATGCTACGATGTCAAAAAGGATAAAGACGGAAATACCACCGATGTAACCTATAACGAGCCTTCACCTCGGATTCTCGCCTTGAAAATAACGACATCCGACGGTTTGGCGCATTTCGAATACGGATACTTCCCCCGCACGATGTATTTCGGCGGGTCGGAGGGTATCGTGGCGAAACGGTATGCAGGCTACCAGCGGATCTTGAAAAAGTTCCGCATGATTACGGTCTACGTCAAACTGACCGTGGCCGACATCTGCAATCTCGACTATCGGCGGCGGGTTTACCTCGACGTCTACGGATGCTATTTCGCCATCTACTCCGTCACGACCGGTGAGGATGGTATATGCGAGTGTAAATTGATCAAGCTGTAAAAAATAGAATAGCGATGATTAAAATACAGATAAGAGCAATCACAATGCCTACTACGGAGCTGCTGGATTTGTTTTCACTTAAAATGGTAGTAACGTAGTCTTCATATGACATCAAACATCCCTTTGCATATGTCCCCCTAACAAGATTACCTTGTGTGCACACATATTTATGGTCGGGCGTGATTTCCTTGATGCGCATCTGTTGCCACGTAGCCGTATGAACAACAAGAGTTCCCACGGGCCATTCCCCGACAACTTTTTGTTCGGTTTTTTGTTCGGACGATGTTTGCTCTAAATCATGAGAACTCATTGCAGCGGTAGCTTTTTGAGTTGAAAGATTAGATAGTAAACCCTTGATTTGACCTACATCGTTCGTCATTCCCCAGAGTTTGAAGAAAAGAACGATTTGCAGAATGCCGAATACCAGCATTACGATTCCGATGATTGCATAGATGCCTGTCATGATGATTGAGATTTGGTTAAGAACAAAGATATGAAAAATAAAACAACTTATCAAAATGGAAAACATTGATAAAATTATCAATATCCGCGTAAAATACTCGGATTTGATCAAGGGAATGTCCGAATCGGCCAAACGTATCGATACGCTCAACGACCGTATCTCCGAATTGAAGTCCGGTTTGAAGGGACTTAAAGCCGCACGCAAAGCCGGAACGATCGACGAGGAGGCCTATAATGAACAGGTAGCCCAAACGACGCAAGAGTTGATTGCGAATAGGGAAGAGGTAAAGGCGCTCCAATCGGCGATGCGATTATACTCACGCGAGATTCAGGACAACATCAAAGAGGAGAAGAATCTCGAAGGTTCGGTAAATGGGCTGCGTAAATCCATTCGCGATCTTACGGCACAGTATAATGCACTGTCGGCCGCCGATCGAGAGGGTTCCGTAGGCAATGGGATAGCGGAGCGAATATCCAAGATGCAGGCGCAAGTCAGTGCGGCCGAACAACGGCTGGGGAATTTCCGTTCGAATGTAGGTAATTACCAGTCGGCATTCAACGGGCTGAATGTATCGGTGTCGCAGATCGTTCGCGAGTTGCCGTCGGCCACAATGGGAGCGAATACGTTTTTCCTCGCCATCTCGAACAATATCCCGATGCTTGTCGACGAGATCAACAAACTTCGTGCGGCCAATAAATTGGCCATGAAGGAGGGCAAGCAGGGAGTGCCGATCCTCAAACAGTTGGGAGCTGCTGTGTTCAGCTGGAACAGCCTTATATCCGTCAGCATTACCTTGCTCACGGTATATGGGAAAGATATTGTCAGCTGGATCGGGAATCTGTTCAAGGGGCGAGAGGCCGCCATGACAATGGCGGAAGCCCAGGCAGAGGTGAATAAGCAAATGGCAGAATCTTCCGGCAATTATGGTGATCAGGTTGCCGAACTCAGGGCCTTGCAGCTGCGATGGAATCAATTGGGAGGTGATCTCAAAGTAAAAACAGAGTTCGTTAAAAAGAACCAAGAGGCATTCCATAAGTTGGGAGTTAAAATTAATGATACCAATGACGCAGAACGGTTGCTTGTTGAGCGGACTGATGATTTTGTTCTTGCGTTGCAAGCCAGAGCCAAAGCTGCGGCTGCGCAGAAATTAGCATCGGAAGAATACGAATCTTATTTAAAAGTTGTAGCTGAAACGGAAGATGAACTTGCGCAAGCGGAACGATTAAAAAGCTTTTATGTAAAACAAAAAGCAGATCGTGAAAAAATGTATAGCGGGCTGACTGCCGATATATATCAGCGTCAAATACGAGCTTCGCAAACTATGATAAATCAGCAGCAAAAGATAATAGACAATATCCAAGAACAACGAAATGCTGCTATGAAAAACGGAAATGTTTATGCTAAATTGCAAAATCAATATGAAAAGCGAGCAACAGATATTCTCAACCAATTAGAAATAAAAGAATACGATCCGAATTCGGAAAAGGTAGAAAAAGATGCTTTAAAGGCTGCCAAGACCCGCGCCAAATCCATCAAGGAAGTGAAAGATGCGGCCCTCAAAGCGGAGAAGGATTATTTCCAACTCGTCCAGCAGATGCGTACCAAGACGAAAGAGAGCGAGTTAAAAAGCATTTCTGAGCAAAACTCGGTTGCGAAAAAATCGGCAGAAAAGCGAATCAGCGAGATCGACATCCTGCTGAAAACCGCCGAAGGAGAGCAGGCGGCGTGGCTCCTTCAAGAGAAAGAGACGCTGAACAAACGGATATTGGCTCTGGACGAAAAGTATCAGAAAGACCGAATATCCGTCGAGGAAAAATACAGCGAGGAGGCGTTGCGCAAGGAGTTGGCGCGTGAGGAAGCGCGCATCAGGGCCCGCCTCGGTATGGATGCCCAGATGGATGCCCTGGCTCGTGCGCAAGTCAAGAACGAGAACTATTCCGACCTGGAAAGCGAGGATAATGGGAAACGTCTCTCCGCCCAGCGGGCGATCGCGCAGGAGGAGCTTCGCATCGCTATGGATAAATACCAGGCACTGCTGAGTATGGACGAAGCAACGAAAGAATCTCTGTATGATTCGGATGTTGCATACCAGACGGCCGTTCTCAATGGTGAAATGGCGGTTCAGGATGCGAAATTGGAGACGGCAAGAATTACCAAAGAGCAGGCTGAATATCAGCTAAACACCACATTGACGGCGATGTCGACGATCAGCGGTGCGGCAGCCAATCTGTTCAATACGCTGGCCGAAGATAATGCGGAGTTTGCCGAGTTCGCAAAACTGCTGGCGCTGTTCAATATCGGTGTCAATACGGCGTTGGCGATCTCCGAAGCGATTGCAGGCAATGCCGCGCGTCCGATCAAAATGGCGGCTGCGATTGCGGCTGTCCTTTCCGCTATTGCGCAGGCGTACCAAGTTTTGAATCAAGCCGAGAAACCGGCTACGCCGAAATTTGCCCGCGGCGGTCTTGTGACCGGCCCCGGCACGGGTACGAGCGACAGCATCCCTGCGCGGCTGTCCAACGGCGAGGCCGTGATGACGGCCCGTGCGGTCGTGGATTGGGGGCCGGTGCTCTCGATGATGAACGTGTCGAGCGGCGGCAACGCCATTCCGACGCGGCATCTTCCGGAGAAGAGTTCGGGGATGCGTCAGATGGAACAGATGTTCGAGCGCGTGATGCGCCGGCTTCCGAACCCTGTCGTGACGGTCAGGGATATAAACAACGGTCAGCGGCGGGTCAAGGTGCAGGATGAGACGGCGCGCTACGCCGGACGCAAAAGGTAAAAAACAGCGAAAAGTTCGGAGGAACCCTTCCTGCGTATCCTATATTTGCTTCAAACACGAATTAACCCTTTTATAATAAATAAAAAAAACAATGGCAGCATGTATCAATGATCTGGCAGGCGATATCCTGCAAGATTGCAACACGGTCTATGGGGTGGGCGTCGAGAAGATTGCCTATCTTATCAGGAAGTCCGATCTGGACGTATCGGCGACGACCTACACCAAACCGAAGATCACCAAGATCGCACTCAAATCCGGCAAGAGGGCCTATCGGTTCTCGATTCCCTCCAAAACGCCCTACAACGGGCTGATCTACGAGGATCAGAACGCCGAAATCGGCATCGCCATCAACAAGACGCTGCCGCTGCGTATGCTGGCCGACAGCCCCGCGAACTCGCAGAACATCGAGGCGTTCAAGAACGAGGACTGGGTCGCTATCTACGAGAACAAGGCGAAGGGTGCGGACGGCAGCCAGGCGTTCTGTGTGATCGGCTACGAACAGGGCGCATCGATGCAGAACGCGACGCTCGACAAGTACGGCGACGGCTACAACGGAGGTTGGGGCGGCGACCTGATCGAGC